AGGTAAAGAAAAAACCAATAAACGTCAAGATTGATGAAAATAGTTTTGAGTTGTCTTTAAGAATACTTAGTAATGAATTTGTAGCAATAAAGATTGGCTCTACAAATTTTTCTGGTAAGCTTATAGCTGGTGGTATTTTATTATTATTTTTTACCCTTATTTTATTAGAGGGTTTTGGTTTAAATGAGTTATTAATGCAATGAACGCAGAAACTATAATAAAACTAAAAATATTACCAAGATTTATGATGTTAGCTAGTACAGTTATGTCATGGAGATGTGCAGAGTGGTTCATGGGCTTGGATTCACCAACTGCTAGTCAATCCGCTTTCGTTTCTGTCGTGATGGGCGTTATGACAGGCGTTTTCGGCATTTGGATGGGACACGAACATAAGGTAGATAATTATGGCACCCAAGAGAAAAAGTAAAGATCCTAAAGTTGGAATAGGTAAAAAACCAAAAGGTTCAGGTAGACGCTTATACACAGATGAAAACCCAAAGGACACAGTTAGAATTAAGTTTGCAACACCAGCAGACGCAAGAGCCACAGTTGCAAAAGTTAAAAAAATCAATAAACCTTATGCGAGAAAGATACAAATTCTTACAGTCATGGAGCAAAGAGCAAAGGTAATGAAAAAAGCAGAGGTTGTAAGAATAGCAAAATCTGCAAAGGAATCTTTAAAACGCTCTAGAAAAAAATGACTGTTTTTATGCTTATGTGTTATTTAAATGATAATTTTAACGGAGGTATATACTTTAAAAACATTAATGATTGTCTTTATTATTCTGAAAAATTAAGTAATCAAAAAATAGATGTACCAATAAAAGTTGAAAATTATAAATGTATGTGTAAACTTATACCAAGTCTTGATGATAAAAAAGTTAAGGTTTATTAGGAGGTAGCAATGTTACAAGCACTTATAGGTCCAGTTACTGGCCTTTTAGATAAATTTATTCCAGACGCAGATCAAAAAGCAAAACTCGCACACGAGATAGCCACCATGTCTGAAAAACATGCTCAAGAGGCACTACTTGCC